GCTTACAATGGCTTAATCTACACTCAGTCTGATGGTCCTTTCAGCGGTTACAGAATGAATGTTCCTCCTATTTTCGAGGAGAACATCAACCCTATTGCTACGTCTACTAACAATGTTGTTAACGTTATTACTAGCATTAGACCTAATGTAATCCAAGAACAGATCGATGCACTTGATTTTATTGTGTCTCCTGATAGGGAAAATATGCTCAAAATGATTGGTGCAATTTGCAACACTACTAATTTCCAGAATTCTAGAGTTGGTAGTTTCCAATTAGAGCCATATACTGACGAAGTTTACAACACTCAGTTTACTAACAGTGGCGTTTACATGAGAGGAACTGTTTCATCATCTGATGCTTCAAAGTTTGAACCCTTCAGTGTTATCTATCCGGTGCAAGCTGATAATGACTCAGAGGCAGTTCCTTACTACTCTTACTCACGTGACGTTCCTGGTATGTTACAAGCTACTTGGTCCCCACTCGATCCGACTGGGCAACATTGGCTTGGTTATTGGTATCCTGTTACTAGCCAAACTACTTATCGTCTTAATGCACAAACAACTGGAGTTGGTCCTTTAGTTACTGCATTATCGAATGTGTTCTTCTATGTGGAGGATATTCCTAACAATGCCCTTATCGGCCACTCTGGGGATGTCGCTACTAAAGGAGGTTTTGCGATGGTTCACCCAAACACGCAATCTTGCTGGTTATCTAATAATTTCGTAGTAAATCCTATTATCGTTGATGAGGTAGCGCAACACAACAAATATTCTAGTGGTTCGTTCAATCAGAAACCTTATGGTTCAGAACTTATTACTAATATGTCGCTTACAAACAACAAAATCCAAAGACTTAATTACTTCAAGCAAATCATGGAAACTGATGCTTGGTCTGCGGGTAGATCAGATAATAAAGCCATGGGTACAGCTGAAAAACCAAGACGTAGAAAGCGTTACGGTAAAGACGCTACCATGGATACGGAAGAAAAGGAGTCTTAGATGCTCTGGAATCCTAATAAAGTTAAACTGCTAACCTTATGCAAGTTGAGAGAAATTGGCTTTTAAATAATAAGAGCTCACTTCCTAAGAAAGCTTACGATAAGCTTACCAATTTAATGAATTCTATACGAGAAGGTGATGATACCATTATTCTATCCCCTCTTGCAAAAAGGATAGGATGGGAAAACATCCGTGATGAATGGATTCAGTTCTATTCCACACTCGATAAGAATGACTGGCCTGATGCACTCATTGATATGGAGCTTGCACAACAGGATAAGCTTGGCCCTAGATCCATAGCTCAACCTTGGGACGCAATTAAAAATTCACTCTATGCTTACTTTGAACCTGCATTAGGTAAACTGGTATGCGATGAAAGTGTTCTATCCCCTTTCAAATCTATTGGGATGAGAGTTTTGAGACCACTTTCCACTGAACAGATGATTAAACGAATAAAGAAGTCTACCTCTTCTGGCTTACCCTTTTTCACTAAGAAAGGAGATGTCATTGAAAAGACTCTGAACGACGATAATGATTCTACGTCTCGTAAATGGGATGCAATTATGTTCGAACGTACTCAGGAGCAAGGTAAGACAAGG